CTATTTGGGCGTGGAGGATGTAATAGTATGTCTGGAATAGTATATTCACCTGCGTTTGTTGAGAGTATGGACGGGCTGAATGATATAGAGGGCACGTACTCAAACATACCAGGCGATCCCGGCGGCGAGACCATCTGTGGGATAACGAAACGATATCATCCTGAGTGGTTCGCGCGGGTTATGGAAGAAAAAGATTTTGAGAAGCGGAAGAAACTCTTACGTGCATTTTACCATTGCAAATACTGGAAGCGCTTTAGGTGTAACCAGCTTGGCGCGACGTGGACGTGGACGGCATTCGCTCATTTTGTGATGGCCGTCAACGCTGAGGCGGGAGCGTGCGACGCTGAGGCCGCGACGTGCGCGTTTTATGATGTGGATAGTCTTAAGACATGTGTTAATACGTTCTCGGATACATTCACTGCAATTATTCTAATCAAATATCAACGCCAGCATTACGATGAACTTGTGCGGATTAACCCGGAGAAGCTGAAATTCTATCGCTCGTGGATGCGACGTTTGTTCTACCCGATAGAACAAAAAGCAATGGCTATGTTGAATGCGTTTGTTGAAAACCGCGTGTTGGTTCAGGACACTGTGGCGTTGATGAAAAAAGTTGGAGTATAAAGGCAAAACAGAAAGGAAAAAATGAATATGTCAGAATTTTCAAGCAAGAACAAGAAAAGAAATGTCGGGGTGCAAAAAATTGCGGCCCTGTATTTGGTTGGATTTGTGCTCGGGATTGTAGTCGGAATCGTGTACCAACAGAATGTCACATACTCTGTTGAGCAAGGACTGAGGATTTACTATACCGGCAACGTTTTACCACGCACATACATCCAGACGTTCCCAATTGCTGACACAACGCCTGACGTTTCAACTGGCGCAGTGTGGCGCACGTATGGTGTGAGCGGATACACAATCACAGATTTTGATTCTCCTTACGGCGCACAAACGCTGACGGTTTTGGGATCCTACGCAAACGAACGCATCGCGATTACGCTCACGGACGCTGAAGCGGGCGAGATATTTCACCTAACCTACGCGGGTGCGGATACCACGGAGCTTGCTTACAACGCCAGCACGGAAGAAGTTGACGCGGCGCTTGAACTGTTGGCTGCCATGACTGGCACGGATGACATATTCGTATCTGGCGTGGCAGGCGGTCCTTACACTGTGTTTTTTCAGGACGTGCTTGCCGAGACAGACGTAGGCGTGGTGACGGGCACGGGTACGGGCGGCGACGGCCTCACGGTTGCATGCGTGGTTGACGTTGTGGGTGGAACGGCAAACACTACCATCGTGAGTGATTGCGCAACGATCCTGCTCGATGGCAATTGCACAATGGACGGCGACGCCACGTTGAGTTTGATTTACGATACGAAAAAAGAGGTTTGGATCGAGACCGGAAGGACGGATACCACACCATAGGAATGCACATCGATGCCCGATGAAAAACTTTATATGGACACACTCGGCGAGGGTGTAGTCGGAGCAGATGGTGGGCTCTTTGGTTTAGATGCCTTAGGAATGCCGGTGACCGTTTCCACGTCACGGAGGGGTGTGGCGGCAATTCACAATGATTTTACATCTATCATCAGGGCAGGTCGTCACCGTGTGGCGAATGATAATTACGAAGGCTATGTGGTTTATGTCGGGTATGACCAGATGCCAGATTTTACTGCTGATCCGGACGCTTTCAGTGCTACCCGTCCAGTGGTGTTCGCCATCACGCCACCACTTGTCGGAACTTCGGATCTGAATGTGGTGCTTCGATCACGAAGTAAATTCGGGCTTGAAAACCAAAACTCGGTCCCTACCATTATCACTATAGATACCGCTGGTGATGAAGTACTTGGCCCGTTGTCATCTCCAAGTTTCTTGTCTGTTGTGTCAATTGAAGATGAGTATTTCAAAGTTTTTATTAAGTATCCCGGATACGATACAGACCTAGACCGTGGTGATGGTTTCAAGGTGTATGTCGGGGAAGGTGTTCTTCCTGTTCCTGGTGTAGACACCCCGGTGGCAACGGGTACATCAAGCCTTGACGCTAACGTTACGATAGGCCCTTATCCAACCGGAGGTATGACTTATTATCTTGCCGTGACGGTTTTTCGTACTGAAGATAGTGCAGAATCAACGGCGGCAGAAACGACATTGGTGCTTGGTGCTGATCCATTGACTCCAATGTTTGTGCCTGGTGGTTTTGATGCTTAGATCTTGCCGTGCGGTTGATGTATAGATCCTTACCGGTCTCCAAGGATGAATCATCAGCCGCACGGCAATTATTCAGAGCCTAAGTCAATGACGTGCCCACATTTCAAACCGTCGTTATGCGTTATCATGACAAACTGAATCCCCAGATCTTTTGCTAGGCTTTCTAGCATTGTTCGCACAGCCGCCGGACGCCATTTGTCCAAGAACCTGAACGGCTCATCTAACACAATCAACCGTCGCCGTGCGGGGCGGCTGAGCATCAGGCTTGACACACGAAGGGCAAAGGCAGCTACGTCTATCGCCCCGCCTTCACTTGCATCCATTGGGTTGATTTCTTGTTCCTCGCGGACGAAGACTAACCGTGCCTCTGTCCGGCCTCGTGCTCGTTCAAACCGGATTTTGAATGTATATGGTTCATCCGGAAATACAGTGGCGAGGCATTTTGTCACGACACCGGCGATGCGGTCATGTGCTTCTTCTTGGATGGTTTCAGCGATGACCTGAGCGATTTTCTGTGCTTCGTCCGCCGCATCATATTCATCTTCAGCTTCAATCACGGCTTGACGAGCGGACGTGAGAACGGTCTTGGCGGCGGTGTGTTGAGCGGTGAGTAGGTTAGCTCGTTCCCGCCACCGTTTCACACGATTGTCTACCATAGTTCCTCAGATAGAAGTGGTTTATTTTTTGATCTTGTATCAGCGTCGATTTGTCCGGCGGTGATAGCAATAGCCCGGGCTTCCACCCGATCTACAAATCGCCCGAGGTTTGTCCAGAATCCTTGATCGTCTTGGGCAATCCTTTCGACTTTTTCATAATGAGGAATTTCTTGGATTACATCCCCGTGACGTTTCCCAAAGTAGAATGCAATCCGATTACCCGGTCCAATCACCCGGATAGCGGCTAAGGTGATCTTTTCATTTTTTGGCATTTACTATCTCCAGCATCTTGTCAAATCCACCGGAAGCTTCAAAAGTCACTACCGCTTCGTCATACTCAGCCTCAGCCTTGGCGGCTTCTTTGTTGAGTTTGACCAGCAGCTTCTCAGCCTCTTCAATGGTGCTGCAATCAAACTCATTTTTGAGACGCTGCATGGTGGCTTCAAGTTGTCCGGCGGCCCGGTCTCGTGCAGCCCGTGCGTCATCCGCTTGTTGTTTCAGTTGTTTGAATTTCCGTTCGTCAATGGCCATCTCTCACCTCTTTCCGAAGCCGGTGGATCTCGTGAGCCATTGTTTGAATAATTTCCTGATAATGCCATGCTTCAACCGGAGCAAGCAGTCCAATCCGCTTGTCGGCGGTGTGACAGTATCTGTTGGCAAATGCCATTGCCTCTTCGAGTTTTGCTACCCGTTCTTCGTGTTTCACGCTGTGTTCTCCTTTGTCACAATATCGTTATGAACGGAAGAAACTTTCAACTTTTTCTAGTAGCTTCCAAAATAATTTCCGCAACTCGACCCGCCACCTTGTTATCTTTTAGGAATCGCTTCACTGCCACAACAAAATCCAGAGCATCATTGGCTTCTAGATCACGCAACCCGGACACGAACGCCGTCATGTCAAGAATCTTCTCCACGGCTTCTTCCGCTTCGGTTGCTTGAATGAACTTGTCTTGGCTTGTATCAAGATAATGCCGTGTCACCTTACCGTCTGCGTGAAGTAAGCCAACCCCCGGCTTGTAATCCCGCTCATCTGTTTTCCGTCGCATGAGAGTACCGCAATTACAGATTCTCATTTTGTTCACAAGGGCATCAAAACCTTTATGATTGTCGCCGAACACAATCGCATCATATCCGGTGATGTTTTTGCAGAGGTTTCCAGCAAGATTTTCTTTCGGTGCTCCAGGATAACCGGTGTTTGTACACCATACGAATTGATGTGCAATGGCGATCTTCAATGCTTCTTTGCTTGGTTTTGTAGATGTCATTGGAAACCCCCACGGGAAACCGGTGATAAAAAGACCCGCTGAGACACCCTCTAAACCAGGTATCATATTCCAAAGTACACCAGCTTTGACAAGTGTCTGATATGCCGACCGTTCAATCTCATCATAATTGTGGTTTGGGAGGTCATGCTGTCCTGGTATGGCATAACCACGTGGCAGGTGTTCGATTGCAAAGTTGATAATTTCTGGACTTGCATTCCACTGGTTGAAGATATCCCCGGCGTAAAGAATTGGTGCGTCGTTACAGCGTGTCTTTAACTCACGAATCTCATTCAATGGCCGAGCCATCGCCTCAAACCAATCGGGCTCAGCCGAACGCGCTATTGGTGCTTGCGCTTGGAGATGGACGTCGGCGACAAAGATTGCCCGCACGTCGGACAAGTTGTCGGCATCATCATTTCCGCCTTCTTCAGTTCGCCTTCTCGTTGACATAATTCAGTCTCCTTGTTCCGTGCTTCTATAACTATAGCCTGCAATAATGCAGCCTGACCCCCCACATCTCGGTATTGAGCTATCGCGTCTTCTAAGGGTGTGGTGTCCGGTATTTGTTGCCCGGCCACTTCAGCGTATTGGTGGGCTTCACACAATAGCTTCCTTAGTGATGTAGCCTTACCACTTGTCTCTTGATACTTTGCAAGAGCATTTTCTATTGCTCTCGTGCTCAGTATTCGTTGCTTGGCTATTTCGGCGTAGTGTTGAGCCGCTTCTACCAGGGAATCGAGTACTTCAGCCCGTTTCTGCGTCTCGGTGGCTTTCACCCCGCTTCTCACCATGATTAAACCTACGACGTTAGCCCGAGTCGCGTTTTCAAGGGTGGTGTAGAGTGTTTGTGCGTTACCAAGCAGAAATGCCGCTTGGGCCAGCACAGACGCTTTCTTGGTATAATCGGTTTCCTTGGCCTCTACCGCACCCACAGCAGTCACAAAATCCGGAACCCATGCGAGTTCATCATGCTCCTTCTTCGCTTTCGTGAGATTCTCTTCTGCCACCTCACGACGGGTTCGAGCCTTGTTCATCACACGCGATACTTCAGCCAACGTGTCATCGATGATGCCGAGGTTCACGATGGCATTGAGTTGTCTGGAAACCTCACCCGCCGTGTCACTGAGCCAGTAGGGCGCATCATGCTGACCCTGCCAGCACACCGGCCCGAGGTTCAAGAAATTTTCAATCGGTTCCGGTACACCCCGACCGAATGCCTTGAATTCCGCGTCGTCCAGAAGGTATTCATTCACCCCACCGCCAGGTGAACGGCGACGGGTTATGGTATGCCCGTCCGCAATCAATTTCACGGTGCAGCCCTTAGCACCCCATGAAATGAAATCATCACCACCTGGTTGATTGGTGCATACCCATCGAAGTGCTCGGAGGATTGCCGTCTTACCAGAGCCATTTGGCCCGACGATGCAAGTTACGGCAGGATCAAAATTGACCTTGAACTTGTGGTGGGTTTGAAAATTTGTAATGCGGAGCTGTTCTAGCATCACGTCTTCTTATCTATCTTCTTGAGTAAGTAGAGGATTTCGTTGAGTTTCTTGTCTTGCAAATTCCAATCGGGCAAGGACACCGGGACTCGATGTGGAAAATTAGGCGCACCCTGACCTTGAGCATACCCACCCGCCCCAAAACCAAGTGAACTTATCAGCATCGTGAAGAAAGATCTTCTGTCCATTTCAAACTCCTTCAATGTATTTTCTGATAATACTGAATGCTGATCGACGTTGAGCACCGGAGAGAGGCCCGGTGTATTTATACAGGGCCCTCTCTATGAATCCGGCTTCCCAGTCCGTGACCTCATTCTTGCCCGCGTCTACCATTTCAAGAAATTCACGCAACTCGGCGTCCGACCAATCACCAATCTTACTCATGTATCAGACACTTTCCATATTTCGCTGTGCATGTCCGATGCCTGTCAATATGACCGCATTCGGTGCAGATGAACGCCTTGAGTTCCGGTTCCCACACCACTGTCAAGCCACCTTTGCACCCGCATCGATACCGGCGGTCTTTCAACTGATTTTCTTTTTCTGAGGTAAGTGTCTGGTTTATGGGCATCTTCGGTCCTCCTTGTCACCCACAATATCGTTATGACTGGAAGAAACTTTTGAATCTTCTCAAAGATTTTGCCGGATAACGCAATCCAATAACCATAGCGCGTCGGCCTCATTATCATCTTTCGGATCCCACCCCCGTGCCTGTGCGGCGGCTATCATTTCTGGCTTGCCCGCATTACCTTTTCCGGTGGCGTGCTTTTTTATCGTCCCAACAGGGATGCCGAGGTATGGGATATTTTTCGATTCACACCACGCTGTTAGTAGACCCATGAAACCACCGTAGACATGAGCGGCGTCGGTGGCTGAGTGACTACGAACTTCTTCGAAATACACGGCGGTGAAAGGGCCAAGTAATTCGTTCGCCTCTGATAGCTGACGGCGAAACCTCAGAAACCTCATCCCACCACCCTCATAACGTCCGGGCTGGAATGACCAAGTGCCAGATTGCACGACGCCATCGATCATTCCAGCCCAACCCGTCGTCGTTCCGAGGTCAAGTGCAAGAATCTTATTCTGTGAATCCGAATCCTGTTTTTTCATGGTGTACCTCCTCTTCATTACAGTGCCGGTAAGGTCTATGATGCTGGATGGCTTCTATCCGCGCTGTAACAATCTTGAAATAGTCTGGGTTAAGTTCAATGCCGATGAAATTACGCCGAAGTTTCACGCAAGCAACCCCGGTTGTACCGCTACCCATACAAGAGTCGAGTACATAATCGCCTTCATTGGTATAGGTGCGGATTAGATATTCCATTAACGCAACGGGTTTTTGAGTTGGGTGTAGGATATTTGAATGATCAGCCCCGCTCTTTATAATTATACTCTTTGGATACCAGTGCGTATACCTGAGATTCCTATATTTTACGGCACCTATTGGGCATACATCACTGCCGTTTCCATATAATTTACTTTCTATAGCTTTGGGACGCCTTATCATCTGTGGGATATATTTGGGTGTTGTCTTGCAGAATACAAGTATATTTTCATGCTGTTGCATAGGTCTATACTTCGCCACCTGAAAACCAACTGCATGTTCTTTATTCCATATCCATTCATATTTGAACATTTTCAAGTTACTCGTCACCAACATGCTCGTGAACGGTTGTGAAGCGTTCAGTACGATAGCTCCGTTGTCTTTGATGATGCGCTTATACTGTATCCATAGTGGCTCGAATGGGATCGTTGTGTCCCACGAGCAGCCTGTTATCCCATACGGCAGGTCTGTCGCTATCATGTCTATCGATTCGTCTGCAATTTCCCGCATTCGTTTAAGACAGTCACCCTGCATCAGCGTTATGGTTGAATCCGAACCCATTTCGTTTCCTTCCCTTAGATTTCTTGTCTGTCGCCACTCGCGGTACAGTGTCTCGAATACTTGGCATACCAAGGCTGTCAGCCAAGGCGCACCATTTTTCTTCAGTAACCTCGTCGGGTTGAATAGCGAATTTGGGTGTTCCTACGAAAGGCAGCCGAACAAGGCCGATGTTTCTTTTCCATAATTCTGAGCTGGTGGATAATTTTGCATAGGCTTTCGTTTCACACCCGAGATCACCACGAAGGTATTTCGCCGCTGTCACCTCACCGATACCCGATATGCCCGGTATGTCATCTGTGCCATATCCGGCGTAGGCCTTGACATAAGCCCACTGCTTGGGTTCTAAGCCCCACTGAATACGGAAGTGTTTCAGGGTATATGTTTTCTGAGTATGTAGATTCCAGATCCATACATTCGGGCGAAGGCATTGCCAAAGGTCTTGGTCACTACTGATAATAATGGCTTCATCTTCTCTTGGTAGTGCGGCGGAAAATTGAGCGATGATGTCATCCGCCTCGAACCCCTCAGCGGCGAACACATTCCGAAATCCGGCATCTGGTAGGTGCCGTTCGCGAAGATGTTTGATCTGTTCCTGAAAATCACTTCGGGCGGCTTTTTCCTCGTCACTTTCTTCGGCATGGTGGGCGTATCGTGAGGTCTTGTAGGTTGGCAGAATACCCGCACGGCGGCTTCGGCCAAGGTCAAAAGCGAACACACACCGGGTGGTCTTGAAGGTGTCTTGCAGTGACACGATGTCACGGAGGACGCCGAAGATTGCCCCGGTGCCCCGGTCGCCGAAGGAGAGATTCTTCATCACATGCCAAGACCGATGACACAGATATGGAGTATCGATAAGAAGTAGTGGTTCGTTCACTTCGCACTCCTTGCTTCTTGCACCGCCCACAGCTTCCTCAATAAAGCCCACTGAGGTCCCGCCATATAGGAGTGCATGTGACGGATAAGTTTCGGAATTTTCTTCTGTTTTTTCATGACTTTTTCTCCAACCCAAATCCTGTTCGGTTCAACTTATCTCTACCCGGGTTTATCTCATTCCAGTGAAGCAGTGTCTCACCCGCCGGTCGCATGAGTATGATGATAATAAACCAAATGTCGCATGGTGGTTGTCGTTTCTGTCCTTCGCCAGATAGGGCTGCCAGCAACGCGTCGTCTTCACGTCTATACCATGGCAGACCGGCTCGATTCGTGCGAAGTCGTGTGGGTATATAACCCCGACGCGGTCCATCTGCTTCATGCCCAGAATACCCGGTGATAATTCCCCACAGTAGGCGCTTCAGTTGTTTCGGTTCCACACCCGCATCCACCGTTTCGGCGATCTGATGCCAAGGGGTTTGTCGCGGATGGTCTCGGAAGTATAGATTGAGCAGAGTATCAATCTGAGCAGATGTATATCTCTCACTACTCATATTTCACCTTTCGCTCCACGTCCGCCTTGGTTTCAATATATTTCCACGCCCCCTCGACCACATCTTCAAGATCGCGACGTAGGTTGTTTTCCTCGATCCACTTGACTAAGTCGTTACGGCGTTTTTTCACATCCTCAAAGTCCGACCCCGCATCAACAAACCCCGCCTTGTCTTTCGGCCAGAATTTCCAATATACCAAAAAGTCCACCATACCACCAATGTCATCTATCCCGGTGGCATAGTAGATCGGAAATTCTACGGTGCGCTCTTTACCAGTGATGCGGTTCTTCTTCACTTTCACCCGGCAGTTTACACCCACCTGAATCCCCCGTTCATTCACAGTGCGGGTGATCTTGCCACCAACGGAGGACCATAACTGTGCTGTGGCATAAAATTTCAGCGATTTACCACCCGTTGAGACTGTCTGCTCTTCGAACGGCCCGGCATCCATATTATCACGGGTTTGAGAGAGAATGATGAGGATACTGCGTGTCTTTCGCAGCATATTCACGACTCGGCGGATGTTTCTGCTGTTTGCTATTGCCTTTCCATCACCATAATCACCTTTAGCTTTGGTTCCGGAACGCGCCGCCTTTTTGGCTTCTTGAAACTTTGCTTCACCGTAGCGGCTGTCGAGTGCGTCCATAGAATCCAGCAGATAGATAAACGGTCGGCCTTTCGGTTCTTCAGCTGCGGCAAAGGCATCATCGAGGTGGTAGTAAAACTCTTCGATCGTCGTTGAATACACCGGCCCGTCTTCATCTTCTGCTGGCGGCTCAACCTGTGATGCCATCTTGGAACCGAAGTATTGCTCGAAATTCATCAATGCCCCGTCCTCGACATTGTCGTAGATGAACCGGTAATTGTCGAACTCTTTGTTGATGGACGCTTCGGCTAAGCAGGTGAGCATCAAGAATGTTTTGCCTGAAGAACTATCCCCCACCATCCAGACATACTTCCCCTTTGGCAAGCCCCCGGCTCGGCGACCCGTGATAGCCAGATCCAACACCGTGGAGCCCGTTTTCAGTAGGTCTTTGTCCGGTATTGGGTCAAGGCGTTTCGAATGCGATGTTGTCAGCGCCTCTGTGATGTCTTTCACATCTTTTTTCTTCATGTGTTTTCCTTTGTATCTGGGTCCAGCGCGACGGCGGTGACTCTGCAGAGTTCTAAGTAGCCCTGCCCACATCAGTAAGTAGAGGCTTGCTCCACCGCCGCCAAACTCGAACCAGATTCGGCTTTGTTGTGACGGCGGGCCGGGACTCACTTGCCCTTGCGGACAATCACCGACCCACCGTTCTGGGGCGACCACGCTTGCGGTGGGGGGACGCCTGCCCCTATCTACGTGGCTGTCTCGACACAGACCCCAAAATCTTAGTTTGATACCGGTGGTGAGCGGTATAAAGCAGTTTCAGCGCTACCACCCGCTCACCACCGGCTATTCAACTGTCATCAATAATATCGTTATGACCGGAGGAAATTCCGGTGCATCGTCTAATCTTCCCAGTCGTCATCCCACCCGGCGTCTTTCCCACCTTTAGAAGGGGACTTCGTTTCCGCAGTGGGTGCATCTTTCTTCTTCGAGGAGCCACCCTTTGCCACACTCGGGGCAGGTGTAGGGTTTTCTTCTTTCTTCGGTTTGGCCTCCTCTTCTGCCTTGGGTTCGAGGTCAGTCGGGTCGATACCCGGATGGACACTGTCGTCCGCGTCCATGATAACCACACTCAACCCGTCGGCGGCGATGCGAACCACGGTACAGGTGCCGAATGTCTCATGCTCCACTGTCCCACCTTTGGTGATACCAAGGCTTTCGGCGGTTGGCTGCTGTTTCGGCTTGCTTACCTTCGGTTTCGGATTGGGTTCTTCCTCCAGCTCTTCCACATTGTCCCGAGGATCCACGAACTTCGGCTTTGCCTTACCAGTCTTCTGTTCCGTCCTGGGCTTCGGGTCATCATCCTCATCCACACTCGAAGGCACCCCGTCGAGAGCGGCTTTCAATGTGGCATAGTCCGTGATCTTGAGGCAGTCATCGAGGCAAATCTCGGAAACTTGCTGCAAGATCTCAGCAGCAAGTTTCTTGTTCCCGTCGGCATTGAAACCGCCATCACGCTCCATGAAATTGATCTTTCCAGCCAGGATCCATGGGTTTTTCGCACCGATGTTCTTCGATGTGAACCGAACTTCCAGCGTCGCACCGTGGTCCGGATCATCGAAGTTGTCAATCCAGTCCTCTTGGCCCGCATGGATTTCCTCGTCAAGGAGTTCGCCGAAGGTGCCATAAGCCCCCTCGAACAACTGAAGTCCTTTTTCAGCCTGCTCATGTACGAAAACCAACATGAGCTGCCTCCATTTCGGCTTGAAGCCCTTCATGTTATCCCACTCTTCACCCACTTTGCGAAGGGTGGCAAAGTGTTCGGCGATCGGGTCCCGCACACCCAGCAACTCACCGATGGCAACGAAACGCTTCTCGTCGATGCCAAGATTGTTGTAGCACGGATAGGACAGTTCGAAGTATTCGTCGCCCGGATCCGCGTTCTTGTTGTATTTGCCCACGATGTAAGGAAGCACATCGATGTGGTATGTCTCCTTGGCTTCGGGTTTCCACGTCTCCAGACCCTCCGGCTTGATGATACAATCGAAATCACCCCCGCCGGAATGTTGCTGTTGACGGCGCTCATGCCGGTTCTCAGCCCGGTTGCCACGTTGCCGTTCTTGCTGTTGCTTACTAGCCATTTGTTCATGTCTCCTTTTCTGTCAGATGTTGTCCGTTTTCACTCACAATATCGTTCCGAATCTAGTCTTCTTGCTCTACCTCAGCCCGTCTCCGCCGTCGACCTTCAATCACTTTCGTAGGTGGTCCGGCTTTTGCCGCTTCACGCAACTCAGGGGGTTGCTCGGTGCTCTTCGGGTCGGCGTACCACTGACGTAGGAACAGGTCCGTCATGCCCTGCAAGGCGCTCTTACGGTGCCCAATGGCGTCCACAGCCGCCTTGAGTATCCGCGCCCGGTGCCGGGCATCATTCAACACCTTGGTTGCTTCGACGTGGGCTTTCTGCACGATGATTGTGTTCATCAGTGCGCTCTCCGTGATCTTAGCAAGCCCATACTTCTCCGGCTCATTCCGAATAGAGCAATCGAGCTCAGCCGCCACCACTGATAGTTGAGTTTTGGCCTCGTCTTCTTCCTGCATGGCGTCCGCGAGCTGGATACCATACTGGAGCATTAAATTTGCTTGGTTTTTCCATTCTTGGAGCAAATTGTTTTCATCTATGTTCAAATTTAATTCTTCCATGTTCATCTCCTTGGGTTTCTATACTCACAATATCGTTATGAGCTGGTGAAATCTCACATCTTGTACCCAGCACACGCTCGGAAACAGCTTATCACCAATCCCGCTTTTTTGGTGTCGAAATAATTGTACTGGAAAGATTCCATAACCTCGATCGCGAATTCCGCTTGCTTACCCCCACCCAGTGCCACCTTTGTGAAGTAGGCAAGGATGAGATACCTCACGCCCTCCGGCTCATCGTCAATCGACCGGATAATCTCTGCAATATGCGCCCAGGGTTTCCGAGCCATAAGCGCCTGAGCAATCTCGAAGGCGGCTCGTTTGGCGTTGGCATTCTGTAGAGTCTGAATCTGCTGTTTTTCATTTTCGATGCCGATTATCTGTTCCAGTAGCACCAACGCCTTACGAGCGGAACCTTCAGCGACTTCAGCCAGTTTCTCAGCCACATCTTTGCTTAGTTTTCCGTCATGGTCTTCGGCTACCCGGTTGACCAAACCAATGATTTCGCTTTCGGTGAGTTCACGAACCTTGATCTCGGTGCAGCGTGTCTTGATGGTGGTTTTCAACTTCTCCGGGTTGGTGGTGGCGAGCATGAAGTAGACATGGTTTGGCGGTTCTTCGAGGAGTTTGAGAAATGCCCCTTGGGCATCGCCTGTCATTGCGTGGGCTTCATCAATCAACCACACTCGACTGTCACCTCGGATTGGTGCAAGACCTACCCGGCCCTGTATCTCACGGACCATATCAATTCCACGATTGTCGGCGGCATTCACCTCGCAAAAATCCGAGTCTGAGCATTTCAGTTTATTTCGCACGATACGGGCGAGGGTTGTCTTGCCGCAACCCGACGGACCGGAAAACAGAAGGCAGTGCGGCACCCCCGCCTCGCTTTTCCCAAGTGCGATAAGTTGCTGACACGCGGTTTCTTGCCCGACTACCTGTTTGAATGATGTCGGTCTTTCTTCTAAGTGAAATTCACGCATTCTTTGTCTCCTTCGTTGGTTTCATCTGCCAATGCCCGTCTTTCCACCGGGCGACGGGTTCTATCAATGGTATACTGTAAATCGTGGTCTTTGTGAACTTCACGATGTACAGTTTCTTATCAAGCCCAAAACCCTTCAAACCACCATCAGATCTATTGTTCACTGGGTACCCGTTCCACTCAATCATCGTATTTATCGCAGGATTCGGTCCAAAAATTATGTCAACACCACCATTTACAAGAGGGTAGCCGATAGCATAGGTGGTGTGCGGTTTGAATACCCAGTCGACGACTTCTTTCACCTGATCCAGTGTTGGTAATCTACCGTTGGTATAATGCTTAGCAAACACTTCCGTCACAGCCTTGAGAACGGCGTCTCTTAGGGGCTGTCGGCCTTTCACTTGGCATGGGTGACATAGACCACCGGTGCTGTTCAAACCCGTGTCGTTGCACGCTTTACACACCGTTTCATTACTCATCAGTGTCTTCCAGTTGTGTTTTCACCCACTGTTTCAGCCGTTTCATGATGTCAGCAGGTTTCTCACCTTCGGCGATGACCGCCGTCGCTTCAACACGGGCATTCTCCCAGTTTCCAAGATTTTTGAGCCTGGCGTAGGTAATGCTTGTGATTCGTGATTTTTGATTTTCACTCATCTTTCAACCTTTCTTCTATCTGTGCCTTCGCTTCGTTGATCTGTTCACGCAACGCCATCGCCTCTTCTTCGAGAAGCGCCATGATACTTGGAATCATGTGAAGCGGAAGATTCACCCAGTTCGGTGTATCCAAGAACGCCCGAAAGATGACAGCATCATGCGGCATGGATAATACAGCTTCAATCTCATGCAATGACTTTTCCAGCCGATCTATTTCGTGAACTTGTTGAAAAATGTTCATCATATCCGTTCAACCTGTCCGCCACAGAAAGGGCAGTATTCACAGGCTTCCTGGTCCTCGTCATCGCCCTGATCAAATGGCTTGTCGGGCTCAACCGTGATCATAAATTCCTTGACAGTACAACCCCCTCCACATTGATACACAACACCGTCTTTCATACAACCTCCTTCACTGGTTTCTTCTCGTGCCAATTCGTCGTGGACAGTTCCACTTCAACCTTGAATGGAACTGTTATCCAATCCCATTCCTTCAAAAGTCGTTTGGTGGTAATCTCTGTCACCAAAGCGATATAATCATCAACCTCTGTCAACGGCACATCTGCCACGACGCAGTCATGGATCTGCCCGGTAATCTTCGCCCCCATACGGCGTCGCCTAATCTCGTTCTGAAGTTCGATCAGAGACCACAGCAGGCAGTGAAATGCCGGACCTTGGATGTGGTAATTCATCACTTGGTTCTTACCCAAAGGTCCATTGCAACGAAATCCTGTCACTAAGTCGATATAGCCCCACCTTTTGTATTCTTCGATCCATGACTGGCGTTTGGCGTAATATACTTTGAACCGCTTGTTCCAGAACCTGTCCTCTACGGCCTTGATATGATATTCGAATGTACCCTTCACCGCGTCTTTCTTTGGGTTGCATTCACCCAAACCCGTGACGCCCTGAGCTTTCAGGTGTTCAAAGAGCGAAACCCCATCCGGTGTGGTGAGCTTGTTCCGGTCTATTCCATTCCATAAGTTTTGAGTGACCTGCTTGTACCAATCCCCATAGAATTCTGCGAACACGAAACTCCCTTTGGCTTCTTGCCGTACCTGCTTCGTCACCTGTGCTTTTTCCAACAGGTAACATTCAGCGGCCATATCACGGTGCATGTCGCCCTCAGTGGCATCATAGGTAAGTTTCGGATCCTTACTCAATGCACAAGCCACCATTACTTCAAGGGCTTTGTAATCAGTTTCGACAATAGCGTTTCCGACACGCGGTATGAATGCTCGACGGATAAGTTCACCTTGGATAGGGTCTCGGATAGGGATATTTGTGAGGTTGGGGGAATCACTTTGTCCCCGATATGTTTGAACAAGGTGCAATCCAAAGAAAGCATGAAGAAACTCTCCTTCTACTTCACGTCGCACTGGCAAAAGGTAGGTGCTGAGAACTTTGTTCAGTTTCTCAAGCCGGAGGAAACCCTTGGCATACTTTGTCCCGATACGCTCGAGCACTGTTTCATCAAGTTGCGGTTTACCTGTCGCGGTCTTGGATAGTGGTTCAAACCCCATATCGTTGAACAGAACAG